CTACTTCCGTAATCAAAGCCTTGTAGTAAAACAGTATAAACGCGATTAGCAGAACAATAACAACTAGTGTTTTCATTTTGCGAATCTGCTCTAATATCGACCTTACTTCATTCATTAAGGAAGGAATTCAGGTATAATAGGATTGTAATCAATTTCAGGTAATGTAAACCACCAAGAAATAACCCCTATTTCATTAGCACGAACTAAAGTTATTGCATTATATAACTCTAGTGATATATACCAGTTACCGTCAGCGTCTTGTGGTGGATTCATAAATTGCACGCCATCGTAAGTTTGACCTACAAGTGCATTTTTTTGTGCTTCAGTTATTTGTTTTACTTTTATCATACGTTTCTAGATAATGTTGTGTTAAATGCTTGTACTGCAGTATATAAATTAGATGCTTCAGTGTCTGTTAAACCATCTCCAATAGATGCGAATGCAGATTGTTTTGTTGAGAATAATTGACCGCCTATACCACCATTGTTTCTTGCTCCTAAGAATAAATTAAATGAGTCAAGTGTATTATTATCAGGTAAAGTAGATGTTGCTTGCGATGAATTATTTAAATATACCTCTCTATCTGTATCACTTCTTTTTGATGCAATCCAAAAACCTAAAGCGGAACTTTTCGTTGTATAATTAACTACCGAAGCAACTCCACCACTTATATAACTATCAGCAACTCTTATTTGTAAAAGTATCGCAGTTGGTAAGTTGTTATACATACCCAACTCAACTTCTACACCTACTGTTGAACTTCTTGAATAATATGATAAGTGATTACTAGATGTTAGTAAGTTAGCACCTAACTTAGTATCTGCATAAGCATCAGTACCATTTGGAGTCACACCATTTGCACTATGTGTCCATCCGTTTACAAATTGTAATCTATATGCAGCGTCTAAATCACGTGGATCTTTAAGGTTAAATTTATGTTGTGATGCTGTACCCCCTACAAATGGATATATAGCCTTCATTTTAGTCCAAATACTAGCAGATTTTAAATCTAAAACTAAAGTATTAATAGCACTTTTATGACTAGAAGTTGTTATCGATGCAGCTGAAATAAACGCAAGTACATCCGTGTCAGTAATAGACGCACCACCCCCATTTGCACCCATCACGGTTGCGCGCAATGTTGGAACGTGATTATTTAGTATTCCATATCCGTAGAACATACTACCCTAAAATAAGATTTACCGAACCGCTTGTTAAATCAACACCGCTGAATAATACACCTTGTCCTGTAATCAATGCGCCAGCTTTCACGGCAGTTCCAGGAGTAGTAATATATGTACTCTTAACGTCTGAACCACCTACTTTAATTGATGCAAATACAGTGTCTTCTAATACAAAAATACCTGCGATTGTAGCAGTTACTTCCGTTGTGTCATTCACTAATTTAGTTCCTTTCGTAGCAACTAATCTATCTAAATTTGGTAAACTCATATCTATTTTATTATTTTGATTTCTAATTGTGCTTCATCTAGCGCGCTATCGGTATTAGCTCCTGTTGTGCTATTTAGTGTAAAAAATGAAATAACTGTAGTAGATGTCCAACTACCACCAACTAAAATGCTCCCCATCATACCACTTAATGTGAAAGAAACAAAAGTTTTTTCAGCTGTAAATAAAGCACTAGATGCAGTTAACGTATATTGACCGACACCAGTTCTAGCTAGTGTAAATGTCTGCGTAACTTCAGTCGTATAGCTATAATTAACAGTTGGCGCAGATGTGCCACTTTGAGTAATAGCAAACATTACAGTCTTAAATGGTCTTATATTAGCACCTGTAACGGATCTAGTATCGTATGTAACACCGTTATAATCCGAAACAATTAACAAATCATCGTCCTGTAGTTGCGCTCCCTTCGGTGTTACTTCGCTTATCTTTTTGTCTGCCATCTTTTTCTATCTTCTTAAGATATAACTCTAATTTAACTACATTGTTTTGTTTAGGCTTATATACCTCTCTAATCATATATACCAATTTGATAAGTAATTCTTCTTTTGTGGTGAAACATCACCATTAGTGTTAGTTTGATATTCAGGGAATAATGCTTCATTGTCACACATATAGTCTAAGAATCTTTGCGCGTAATTCTCTGCAATACGTTTCTCTTTCTCTACCAAATAGTCTACCTCTTCCTTGCTTACTATTTCCGCGTTCTCAGAACTATGCTTATAAAGTCCTTTATTGGAAATTGAATAAGCTGCAAATGGCAAGTATTCCACCATCGTAAAGTGGATCAACATCGGTTTCAAATATGTATTTACCAATGTTGCATAGTTACCCGTTAATGTACTTGCTGCAATATCACTCTTAATCTTAGTCATTAAGTCAGTACCTACATATTGTAGTACCCAAATGTCCTGAGCTATCTTTATAAATGGTATTATCTTGTCCGAATCTACATTAGCATTTAACGCTGTGTAAGATTGTAAATCTGCTTTTCCTATTAATAATGCCTCTGCCATAATTATTTAACGTCTGATGGTAAATTTTGATTGTTAGGACTAAATCCCTTTAAAGGTAAGTTATTAGGATATACTGAAACTTCATAAGGATTAGTAACTTTATACCCTTTAATTTCAGCTGCTCTAGTACCTATCTGCTCAAACGTATCTTTGTCGTTTAACATGAATGTTTGTCTAGACCATTTATGACGGCATCGAGGCCCTCCATGAAATCTAAAAATATCGTATGTATCTGCTCCAAATTCTCCAAATCCTTTATTTACAACACTTTTACTCATTCTATCTATATCTTCTTTACGATATACTTTTTGAGAGCTCATCATTACTCTACAAAATTCGCGCTGTGGATTAGCATTGCCTGTATATTTGTAACGTACTTTAAACATAGTACCTTTTACTTGCTTATCTTGTGCTGAAATTGCTGTAGGTCTCGCCGTTCCTGTAGATACAAAGTTTAATATTTTATCAATTAAAGATAGTTTAGTAGTAGATAATTTAATTTCTATTTCTTGTAAATGATTATTTAAAACATCTTCGCTATCGTGGTCTACCTCTCTTTCATCTATCAAAACATAATTATCATCTAAAACCTCACCAAATTCATCTAGTAAAATTTCAAGTTCTGACTTTTCAGCACTCATTTCAACACCTGTTTCTTCTGCTACTTGGTCGGTAGATTGTGCGTTTGATAAGTCTACGAATTCCAAAGGCTGTAAAGTCTTGAAATATAATTTTAACGATACACCGTTGAATGCTAAAATACTATCTAGTGCTTCTAATATTACTTCTTGTTTTGGTCTTATTACCATGTTATCAAATAGAATAACACTATTCTTTAACTCATCTGCATTTGCACTGAATCCTGTAGTCGTAGCAATACCAAATATAAGCGGTGAAGTAACACAATGTCCTGTTAAAATCTTACTTCTGCACTCGTCAGATAGGTATTGATAATGCTCAGGTGCATCGTTTAAAGGCACACTATCAATTGTAGTCTTTTTCGCTTCATCTTCATTGAATGATACTACTATTTTCTTGCCTGTTGACCCTGTTAATTTACTTATAACACTTCTTGCAATCTCGTCTTTTTGCTCGTCGGATGGGATAGAATTATTAAAGTTTACTATAGTCGTCGGACTGAATCCGTTAGAAACCTCATTAATAAGATACTCACTAATTTTCTCTTCTAATACAGTATATTCAAGCGCACCTTGGTAATCAACACGACTGAAATATTTAGCACCTACTGAATAAGGTTGTATCATTAATATCTCAATCTCAGATTTACCTTCCCCAAATGCATCGAATCTTTTAGGTACAAATTTCTTTGGATCTTCCCAATTATCGGAATAGTAATATCCTACAATATTTCCATCTTTATCGCACTTCTCAGGACGTAATAATTGCACAGGAATATGATAAACCTTTACAACATTTTTATGCCCTTTATCGTAATGTACTTGGAATGCACCTTGACCTAATAAATATAAGTCTTGTATAACTCTACGCAAATCATTTGCTGTAAATAGAGTCAACATCTGAGCGTAATCATTTGGCTTTTTTGACGCATCTAACGCACTTAAACCTTTCCCGTAGATTAATCTGCTTATATTATTCACAACAGCACTATGTGTAGCACTATTGGAATATCTATCGATTAAGAATTGGAAGTAATTATTATCTTCTCCATAGTTTACCCAATCATTACGTTTGTCTTCCGTAACTACTGGTGATGTATATGCAGATAATTCTATAACGTGGTTACTAGTCATTTAATATAAATTGGTTTGTTGTTGTATTCTCTATGTATTTACCATCATTTACACTATAAGATCGG